TTAAAACAAACCATAAACTATAACCAATCAATTTACCATCATCTCTGGCAGTATGGATCTCTAACATATTTTTATCAAACAATACATTGTACTGATCGATGTTAGGATCTAATTCTATTACATCAGTTCGTTCAGCAATCTCATCATAGTGATCTTTGAACAACTGCATCGCTTCATCGGCAAAAGGCATAGGCGCCTCTTTTTGGAACGTAATCATATTTTTCCCCTATTCCTACATACACTAATGCAAAAATAAAGGTGTTTACGCCCTATCTTTTTAAAGGGCCGTTAACTAAATTTCCAAACTCATGCGCCCAATCTTGCCAGCTATCGTAAGTCTGCGGGTCTGGCGTACCATACGGTTGGAACGCTGCAGACTGCGCTATTTCTCTAGCAACCTTTTGCCACTCATCTTCTGGAGCAAACGGTATGTGGGTCTGGCTATAAAACAATACCAGATTTCCATTAAATTCATCCCAGCTAGAATAGTCTGGCAAAAACGGAAAAAACTGTTGGCCCTTAAGGACGTTCATCGCCTAACTCTTGGGTAATTAATAAACGGCCTTGTTCATAGTTACCGCCAATCTCGTTAGATACTACCTGAAATTGAACTTCACGATGCTCAACGCGCAAATCAATTTTTTCAGTAGATGGGCTAAATACGTATGGTCCTGAATCTTCTACTTGGGAAGCCGCAAATTTACGACCAATAATGGTTAAACTTAAATTGCCAGCTTGCACAAAATCAGGCTCAATACGGCGAATGTGCATACGGCGATTATTACCAATAGCTTGTGTGTTGGCTGGTGTCGTTGTACCGCCAACCCAGCTAATATCGCCAGTAGTATAGCTTGAATAGATAGCCGTTTGTTCTTTAAACGATACTTGATCTAACCCAGTCTCATGTTGCCAGATTGGGTAGCCACCTTGAATTTGATACGCCAGTGCGTTAGCAGATTCAGAAGGATTAAACGCCACAGCAGACGTTACTAAAGTTACACCATTCGCACCAATTGCTGCGTTAGAATAAAAACGTGAACTTGCAATTTGGTAAACAGCATTAGATGGGCCTGTTCCAAATGTAATATAAGAACCGGGGGCAAACGTTGGTGTTAAATCGCCAGCAAAATATAACTGACTGGAATTTGCTGCAGGCAATGAAGCTGGATGATTAATAGTAACGTAGTCTTGACTAAACGTTACGTCATAATTCCAATCTGCCCACAGCGGTGTTGGAAACACTTCTGTGGTGTATCCGCAAGAACGTTGTGCGCCAACAGCTTGGCCAGCGTCATACCAAAGTTTATCTTTGACATTATAAATAATAGCATCAGTACATTCTGTCGCTATGCCACGGGGATAAAAGAACCAAATCTCATTGTAACGTGGAACTTTGGTTGCCCATACTTTTTGGCGCTGTTGATAATTAAGGTTGTTAAATAGCCAGTTTACGTTTTTATCATTTGGCACAACCGTAACACGACCGTCGTATAAATAAAAACGGTCAACACCCATCCAATAATACAATCCATCCATCTCAACAACAGATTGAGATGACATAATAGAGATCTGGCTAGAAACAATATCGTATGTCCAATAGTTTGGCGCGCTGCCAGTAAATAGCACACGGATCAAACTATCGGTTGCCCAGAATAGTCCTGCTGGTGAATAAGCACCACCGCGGATTGGCATACCAAAAACCACTTTACCAGTAGCTACGTTAACTTGGTTTGCTAGCGGTCCGTTCCAATCGGTCAATGATTGGTTAGCATATACTGAACTTACGTTGTTATTAGCAATAAATCCGTTAGAACCATATACAAAAATAAACGGGTGCAAAGCACATACACCACCATCTACTGCAATAGCTTGGTATGTTGGTGATGTGCCGCTAGTATCAGCTAAACCATTAAATGTCCATTGTTCGGACGAATTGGGCAGGATAGAGCCGATGTATACTTGAGACTTAATTGCATTATCAATATTACTCAAATTTAAACCGGGGTGTGCAAGCAAGTTAAGCGCGCCACCTTGTGGGTTATATTGATAATCAAACTGCCAAAGTAAATTGCTGTTTGCTGAAAAACTGTAGTTGTATAGCCATACATTGGTTACAGATCCAGAATGTGATGGCGTAAAATTAACTACAGTATTGGGTGTTGTAAAAGTAGAGCTAGTTACCGTGTATGGTGTTATTGTTCCGCTTTGTGAAAAAATAACTTTGGTGCCAGTGGGGAATGCAGAAGCATAACTTGTTGGCGTAGCATTAGAGCTATTAATTGTAAACGAGGTAGAATTGCTTGTGCTAATTGTTGTGTTAGCAACTGGGAATTGTGAATACCCCGGTACAAATATTGCTTGATACGGGCCGCTACCAATACCTAAAGATTGACCTGTAGCAAATACGTCTAAGCCAATACTTGTTCCAGCAAAAACATAGTTTACGCCGTTATAACCGTTCATGGTCATGCCGCGCAGGATGCCATCAAACGTAGAGAATATCTCTTGATAGCCACCCATTTTCTTTGGCACTTGACGCTGAAAACGGCACCACACACCATCAGTATATTCTGGCGTTTCAAATAGTGTACCGTCGCGCTTTATCCCGCCCGGTAAAGCCATTTTGTAAACTTGGCTATACTGAGGCTGGATTTGCTGCTGTTGCGCTGGTTGTGCTGGCGCTACAGCCATTAGAATGTCCCGCCACTTATAAGGTTAGCTGTAAGCGTGCCAGTAACTACTTCGGATGCGTTGACGGTTACCACTGGTGCTGAGGTATTGGTGTTATTGATATCAATAATTTCTGTGCTGTTTGCAGCAATACCTAAAATGCTAAGGCCCTTTAAATACAATCCAGTTGTAGTATCATTTAAAAACGAAAATGATGGGGCTGTGGCAGAACCGTTAACTGCAAAGAATGTTCCAGCACTAGAGGTAGTTAAAGCAAATAATCCAGACGCTTCGCTCAATACTAACGCCACTTGTCCTGTAGCTAATACAATTGGAGATGAGCTGCTGCCAGAAGTATTAAATGACAAGCTATACGCGCCAGAACCAGTGTTGTTAACCAACACATATAGCTGTGTAATAGCTGGTAGGGTAATACTTAATGGTGTTGTACGTGTGCCAGACAGCGCAACATAAGTCTGAATGGTTGGTGCGTACGATGTTAAGTTAAACGGGCTGCTAGTAATACTATCTACGTCATAAGTTCCAGACGTAAATGTAACGTTATTTTGATTTGCTAAACCAACGGTAAAGAAGTTTTGCGTAGTTGATTCGTAGTAAATAAAACCAGAATCGCCGGGGTTAGCAGTAATGCTAGACAAGCCATTAATCTTTGATGGAGTGCGTGCTGCAATGGTTAACGTGCCAGTTCCGCTATTTCTAAAACCAATCCACCAACCACCAGAAATGTTTGTGTATGCTGGCAGAGTAAATGTGCCGACACCTGCCGTCCATACGTACGTAACTGCGCGGCTTGTATCAGATAATGTTGGTGCAATAGAAACTTCAGCAATGTTACTTGTAACAGCTAACTGACCTAACACAGTTGTTAGTCCAGCACCAGCCAAAGAAGCGGCATCAGCAGATGATGTACCAGTGCCTAAGGTAATAACGCCCCAGCTACCATTAACGTTAGCGGTATTATTAGTAAGATAAAAGTAAACAGTTACGCCATTATTAACAGTAACGCCGTTCGCTCCATTAATATCCGTAACAGTAAATGGCACAGTGCCTTTATTGCGAATAAACAAATCACTACCTAGTGATCCTTGAGTTGCGTCTGGTAGGGCAATTGACAAACTGCTAGTAGACGGCGTGCAATCCATAATGCGTGATGCAGGGACCTGCGTGCCGCTGACTACTTGAGGCCAATAAAGTTGTGTGTTAGAGCTAAACGCTAAGGCGTAATAGGATACATCCGTTGGTTCAATAACGGTACCAGTAAACGGGGATACAAATGATTGTGACATAGATTAGGGTTCCTGAACCGTTACGTTTCGGTCGATGCGGCGTTGGTTGTCTTCTTGTTTGAGCGCAGCCAATGAATCGTCGTAGTATTGTTTCCAAATTGGTAGCTTGTCCAAAGCCTTTAAGTAGCCTTGAGCTTGCAATAAAGAGCCAAACAACATCGCCTGTGGGCATTCGCGCGTGAACAGATTTTGTTGATTTTGTGAATCTAATGGCTGGATTTCGCTGTAATACAAAATTTCAATAGGGTATGTAGCATCAGGTTTTGGTGCAAACGCCCAGTTGTTATAGTCGTAATCGGCGTAGTAAAGCGGTGTGCCAGAAGATGACTCAGCTTGATATTGCGCTACATAATCTTGGCTGCGCAGTAAAATAGGTTGGCCATTACACTTCATTGAAACTGTTTTACGCCAGCGTGCTGGTTTGTTTAGCACCACTTGATTAGTGGCCAGTGTTGTTTCAACTACGGTTAACTGCAAATACGTTTTTAACTGCGCCGCAATAGCAGACTCAGCCAAACCAATTAAGTTTGGAATTTGAGCTACAAATTGAGCATCATCACGCTCCATGTAGTTTATGATATCTTGTACGAGATTATCGTACGTCATTTGATATGCGCTGGTCATCGTGTATAGTAGCTATAGTTAGGTTGGAAGTAGATTGGTGACTTATCACGATCTTCTTCTTCGGCTTGCGTACGCATGTCAAGTGCTCGTTTTTCCAAATAAGCAACGCGCCCCATATCAACACCGGGAAGCTGCATCGCCAACTCATGGGTAAGCGCAGCTTGAATGTAAGGAATCCAACGGTTGGGCAGGTATAACTGATTAGTCAACGAGCCAACGTCCATCATCTGCTTTTCAATAATGAGCTGGAATACTTGGAAGTCGTTGGATGGTACAGGCCAGATATACATCTCTGGATCAATCTGACGGTTAAACCAGTATTGCAAAGAACGTACAGATGGAAACTGTTTGTTTGGTAAGTTCCAGTAGTCATCACGGTTTAAGCGTGCTAATGGAATAACTTGTTGTGATTGTGCAAAAACAATTTGACGGCATGAAAATGGCGTCGATGTGGTAGAACGAATACGATGGTAGTAATACGGAATGGTCAGATTAATTGGAATGTAAGACCATGTACGGTCTTGCAAGGTTAGTGGCGTATCAAACGCAGCTTGCTGTTCCCATGTAATACCATCGTTACTTGTTTCGTATACCAAACCAGTGTATGTTACGCTACCGTAGTTTGGTGCGTAGGCGTTGATACCAACGTAGTACACACTAGTTTGATTTTGATACTGAGCACCAAACCAGTTTTCGCTTACAGTAGTTGTACCAAAACCATTTAAGTTTTGATCAAACACGTTTGGTGAAGTTGAATTGTCAACAGGCAGTGCTGTCTCAATTTGTGGTGTCTGGATGTAAATCCAGTTTGCCTCGCGCACGTCAATCGTGCCCATTGGCATAGTAAGGATCTGCTGATTACTCTGCGCACCGAGGATGATATTCTCTAACAACCATAGGTTAACGCCGCGGTTAGACGAGTTCTGCAAAATGTAGAACAGCGCCTGCTTAGCGGCTTGTACGTACTCAGGTGTGATTTCTTCA